TTCGTCACGGCCCGGACACCGGGGAGCATCCGGGTCGCTGCGACGCGGAGCTCCTCGGCGAGCGGAAGCGCGCCGTCAATCTCGACGCCGCTCACGGTGCGACCGTCTCAGGAGGAGGAGCCGCGCCGGTCTGATCCTGAACGACCACGCGCCGACATGACGTCGACCCCGACAGCCCGACCGCGATCAGCGTCAGCGGACGACCCACGGCCCACGCATCATCGGACGACTCGAGCGTGACGATGTCCTCGACGTCGAGGCCGACCTCGACCCCGTCGAGGACCGGCTTCGCATCCCACGACAGATCGAGCTCATAGATCCGCTGGACGATCGCCTGATCGCCCGCGGCCACAGTCGACGCGGCCGTCGTCGGCGACTTCAGCCGACACGGCGTACCCGACGGGAGGATCGCGACCCGCGTGTCGACGTACGCGGTGTCGGCGTCCGACCATTCGCGGCCCGTCACCCGCTCGACCCGGCAACGCTCACCGAGGTCGACGATCAGCGCGTCGTGTCGGCCGCGCGCCCGGTCGAGGACAGCCCGCGCCGTCACCGGATCGGCCCTTCAGCGGGGTACAGCGGGAACAGCTCGTCGTCCGGCTCGCCGAGTACCCGGACCCAAGTCGTATCGAGGAGCGGGTCCGCGACGTCGCGGGTCGTCGACATGACGCTGATCCCGCCGAAGCCTGTCGACCCGGACGGGCGGAGCTTCGCGAGGGCGGCGAGCTCGGCCTCGGTCAGCTCGAGCCCGGCGATCGCGGCGTCGCCGGGCCGCTCGGTGTAGTCGTCGATCGTGAACGAGCCGAGCCCGGAAGGGTTGTTCCATCCGCGCTTCGCGGCTTCGAGTGTGATCGTCCACGCGACGACGGGGACCGGCTTCGCGTTCCCGTCGCCGTCGACCCATGCGTCCGTCGAGTCCGGGTCGTCCGGCTGTCCCGCGGCTTGCCGGACGAGTCCGGATGCTTGCTTGAGGACAACCGACGCTCGCGCCTGGTCGGCCGACCCGTCGAGGTGATCGACGAGGGCCGCGAGGTCGCTGACAGACGCGAGCGTCGGTTGTGTCATCGTTCCGTGACCGGGCCGGTCTAGCTCTCGCCCGTGAAGTCGATCGGAACGATGTGGTAGTTCTCGAAGTTCGTGTCGCCGTCCGGGTCCTCCTCGACCGACTTCGCGCCCGCGAACGCGTCGACGAGGGACTGATCGACAGGCCCGTTCGTCGCGTTCGGGTTGTAGTGCCGGATGTAGCGCAGGCCGGGCAGACCGGCGGCGCCGGGCTGAACGATCGCGCCGAACGGCGCGCCCTGCGGGATGTCCGGGGCGACCGCGATGAACGCGACGGCGTACCGGTCGAACGCGTACGCCGCGTCGGCGTCGATCGCGTTCGAGCCGACCACGGTGAAGCCTGCGACGCGGGTCAGGACCGCGTCACGAAGCGCCGAGTCCGAACCGGACTGATCGACCCGCGACAGCTTGTCGGACTTCATGAACGCCGCTTCGACGTTCGCGCCGAGCAGGAGCGTCCGGCCGGAGCGGGGGACGTTCATCTTGTTCAGCGCGGCGGCCGCGTCGACGGCCACGTCGAACGGTTCGTCGGTCCCCTCCGTGAAGGGGATCGGGTCGGCGTGCGGGTCCGCGGCCGCGAGGGTCGTCGCGATGAGATCCTCGAGGCCCTCGGCGACGCCGACCATCTGCGGCGCGAGTACCTGAGCCGTGAAGTCCTGAATGTCGAGGGTCAGCTCCTCGTCGCGGATGTTCAGGCCCTTGTAGACGTGCGTGTTCAGGGTGACGTCGACCTTGTGCTCGGTGAACTCGTCGAACGTCAGCGCCGTGTTCGCGCGCATCACGCGCGACCGGGCCGACAGCTTCGCCGGGACCGAGAGGCTGACGGTGTCGTTCGCCGCGCCGACGAAGTCACGCTTCGACAGGTCGGTGAACACGAGCCGCGGGAGCACGAGCTCGCGGAGGAGGAGAAGCTGAGCGGCGCGAACGATGCGCGTCGCCTTGATGACTGTGTTTGCCACGGGGGACCTCCTAGGGCCGGTTTACCCGCGGTCGGCCCGTGGCATGGGCCGCGCGGCTTGCTTACATGCGCGGAATCTTGTCGATGTCGACGTCGCCCTGATCGGCGTCGTCTTCATCGTTGTTCGCCCCGGCGCGGAGCCGGGATTGTGGGCGGCCGCTAACGGGCGCCTTGCCGGTGCTCGTCGTCGACATCCCGCCGAACTCCTCGAACAGCTCTTTCGCGTCGGCCTCGAGCTCCTCGCGTGAGGTGCCGGTCAGCCGCTTCGCGAGCCGTGCGACGTCCTTCGGCTTCATCGTGTCCGGTGCTGCGGCGAGCGCGACCTCGAGCCTCAGGGAAGTCCCCTCGAGCGAGGTGAACTTCGTCTTCCACTCGTCGCGCTCGGACTCGGCGCGCGTCTTGTCGTCCATCTTCGCGCGCTCCGACGCCGTCTTCTCCTCGCGGAGCTGGTTCCGCTCTTGGCGGTATCTCGCCGCGTCGCTGCGAGCCCTTGCGAGCTCGGACGCCGTCGGGTCCGTGGTTCCGCTTCCGGTACTGCCGCTTTGCTCCTGAGGGGAGGTCCCGCCGCCGCCCGCGCCCGAGTCCTGCTCGGATCCGCTTGCCGCCGCGCCCGCTGCCTCAGTACCCGCCGCTGTGCTCATTGCCGTCGCCCTCCGGGGGCTAGTCGGATAGTACGCCGTCCGCCGTCACCGGTAGATCGGTTCCGCTGAGCATAGACAGTGATCGTGCGCCGGGAAGTCGACCGACGCCTCGACACGCGCGACGCGTCCCGTTAGTCCCGTGCAGAACGGGCAGGCTCCGGCGGCGGCGATCCGCTGCCATCCGTACCCGTGACGGTCGGCCTTCACGCTATTGATCGAGCTCGACCGGGCCGCGTTCAGGATGAGCCGCGTCGTCGCACCCGACGACATGACGAACGCGATCCTCGACGCCCGGATCGGGTCCGCGGTCTGTCCGAGCGCTCGGAAGTACGACACGTAACTCGTCACGCGAAGCGAGGTCCGTTCGAGCTCCTCGGCGAGCTCGTCGGCGTCCTCGAGGGACGCGGGCAGGACCCCGACGTCGACGGCCTTGAGCCCGGTCAGGTACGCGTGAGTGTCGCGGACGACGAGGGCGCGGTCGCGGGCGATCAGCGCGCGGGCCGCCGTTTCCCATCCGGGGTAGGTCTGATCGAGCCGCTCGAAGTCGAGGAGCGGCCACAGTGCGAGCGCGTCCCGGATCGCGTTCGCTCGCCGTGTCGCCAGTACCCCGCGGTACGCCGCGGTGAGCTGGTCACCCGCCGCTGTTCGCGCCACTCGGCGCCGCTCCCGCGTCGGTCTGTCGTGTCAGCTCGGCGAGGAGCTGAGTAATCGGGTCGCCGCCCTCCTCGACGAGCCGCTTCGTCCGGTCGACCCGCTCCTGCGTCCATCCGGGGATGTCCTGCCATAGCTCCGTCGGCGGGACGTGAAGCTGGGAAGCGAGCTTCCCGAGTCCGTCGGCGGCCTGAGCGAGCGACCTCGAGTCGGTGTCTTCCCAACCGATCGTCGCTGTGTCGTCGGCGGCCGCGGCCGCGTCCCCGGCGATCGACGCGGCGAGCTTGAGCGTTTGCTTGTGCGACTCGCCGAGCGCGGCCTTCGACATCATCGACAATTGCTCGAGGCCGATCCGTGATTCCTTGATCGCGTCGGCCGCGAGGTTCACGAGCTGACCGGTCAGGGTGTGCGTCGGTGTCTGCGACACGGTCGCGAGCGTCTCGACGTCCTGCTTGAACGCGCCCGTCAAGCCGTCGACGGATGTCTCGTCGAGCTGACCGAACTTCGTGTCGGCGTCGGACGCGATCAGGAAATCCTCCTGGCTGAGCTTCAGCTTTTTACGGTTCGCCTCGGCCTCGTCATCGGGCAACGTCATACCCGCGATCGTGCGGACCTTCCACGAATTGAAGTGCTGTGTCAGGAGCCGGTCGAACATCGTCTTCTGTGCCCGAGCGGCGGTGCTGATGAACGGTTCGACCCGGCCGTCGGTTCGGCCCTCGAGGTCGAGGAACGTCGAGTACCGGACCGCGGGCGCGACGCCGACGTCGTGTTCGTCGGTCGTGACGTACTCCGGGACCGCACCCTCGGCCCGGTCCGACGTGAGCCGATACACCTTCTCCTCGTCCATGACGACGAGCGCGTACTTGTTACCGGGCTGAGCGATCACCTCGAACGTAAACATCGGCCAATCGTCGGCCTCAGGGTCCGCGTAGTAGGCGAGGAACTTCCGCGGCGACTTCCCGCGGATCACCGGGACGTCGAGGCCGGTGATCGGGTCGACGCCCGGTAGGACGGTCGTATATGCGTGCCCGTACGCGATCGCGGCGTGGTGTAGCGGGTACTGACGGCCGGGCATCTTGTTGGCAAGCCAATAGGCCCACGCGGGCGCGTCGTCCTGCTCCGGGTCCGTCGTCCGGTACGACGTGACGAGGAGCTGTTGAGCGAGGGTCGCGACGACGAGCCCGAGAAGCGGTGTCTTCGCGAGGTGGATGAGCTCGC